TGGGCAGTATCTTGAAGTGGTTATTAATTAATATATCTCCCGACTATAACCTAAGGGGTATATATGTATAGTATATATACTAGCCTCCCCCAATGGACAATGGAGTATAACATATTTGAACAGAAAAATCAAGCAACAGAAAGGAAAAAATATGTGTAAAGTTGACGCAGAAGTAAAAGTATGCTATAAGTGTAAAAGGACAGCAGTAATAGTAGAAAATAAACAATACTACTGTGCTGATTGTATGCTAATCAAACAAGGAATTTATTATGGAATGGATAAAGGGAAACTTAAATATAAAAGATAAAACACCAGAACAGAAACTAGCTATTGCAGTTATTCAAACTAACTTTGAAGATGCATTTGGTTTGAATGATTCTTTTCTTAGAAGTTCTAATAAACAAATGAATATGAAAGTAGCTAGAGATTGGTTTAATTCTGGTCAATGTGATTTCTGGTGTGACTGTGCAGGTACAACAGGCGACCACATCAGAAGATTATATAACCTATTGACTGAAAGATATAATTCTGGTAAGATAAACATTAAAGATATTAAATGGGCAATACTTAGATTAGAATTAAAACTGTGAACATATTTCATTTACACAAAGATACTGAGATTTGTGCTAGGTATCATTGCGACAAGCATGTAGTCAAGATGATACTTGAAACAGGTCAGATGTTATCAACTGCATATCAACGCCATTGTGGTATTGATGATAGTTTATACAAGCCTGCATATCCTAAACACCCCATGACTATATGGGTTGGAGAATCCTTAGGTAATTATTTATGGTCATTAGATTTGCTAGGTCATTTGCTTAATCAGTATCGCTACAGATACAACAACAAAGTACACAGTACAGGCAGAATACTAAACAATCTTTTAAAACTCACAGACAAAGTAAAAGATAAATTCAAATACAAATCATTTCTTATACCACCATTGTGTATGCCAGAAGAATACAAAGAAGATAATTACATTCAAGCCTATCGTAATTATTATGTTGGCGAAAAGAAACGCTTTGCAAAATACACATTAGTTGACACACCAGAATTTATGTTGTAATATACATAGATAAACACAAGGAGAAAACATGACAGTAATAAAAGGCGATAGCCAAAACGACTTAAGAACATTTGTGTTTGAAGATGGTTATACACTTCAGCAGAATATGTTATTAAGAGCATTAAAAATGCAAGCACAACATGGAATGCTTATGACTAATCCTAGAGTGACAGGATATACTTCCTTTGCTAAGGCAGTCATTGGTAATTTTAAACTAGACGATAAAGCACCTAAGACTTGTAAAAAACTTTATGAGTATTTAGTTGAGAAAGGATATTATGAAAGCATTAATAGAAAAAGTTAATCAACTATCATTGTATTACAGAACTGAAATAGTCTGTTTTATATTTGGTTTTATATTAGGAGTAATAGTAATATGAGTAAGTTAAAACAAATAGAAGATAAGATAGGTAAGTTATCTAACCCAAGTAAAATGCCTGCATTTGCTTGGGGGATACCTACTGAGTATTGTAATACAGGTATGAAGTTAGCTAAGATTGAAGGAACTATATGCAACAAATGTTATGCAGATAAAGGTTGTTATGTATTTCCTATGGTTAAAGTTGCATACCAAAAAAGATATGACGCAATAGAAATGCCAGAATGGGTAGACTACATGGTAGAATTATTGACTATCAAGTACAAAAACCTAGATAAATCAAGGCTTTTTCATCGTTGGTTTGACTCTGGAGATTTGCAATCTGTTGAGCATTTACAAAAAATATTTGAGATATGCAGACAGACACCACATATAAAACATTGGTTAGCTACTAGAGAATATCAAATAGTAAAACATTTTAAAGAAGAAGATGTTCCAGAAAATTTATGTTTGCGTGTATCAGCATTAGAAGTTGATGGTGCAATACCTAAGTTCTGGCAATGGACATCTGGTGTGCATAAAGATAAAAGACATAAAGGTAAAGAGTGTCGTGCATATACAACTAATAATGAGTGTGGCAGTTGTCGTGCTTGTTGGAATAGAAATGTTAAACAAGTAAGTTATAAGGAACACTAATGATAAAGAATCCAGACAGACTTAAACTAACTATGAAGTTAGAGGATAAGATAAAAGAAATTGGTGGCAGAGTCACAAGTTCAAACTCTTATCTTGATGGGTATGGTGCAGTAATATCATTTACTTTTAATGGTAAAGACTTTCATATAGATTTACTTGACGAAGCAGTACTAGATAAAAATATTTATTAACATGACATTTGCTTGGCACCACCCAAATTTTTATAAAAAGTTAAAAGATAACTTGACAAATAATATAAATTATGATAAGGGAATAGACAATGAAAAAATACAAAATCAGACTAACAGGACTAGGAATAGAGGCAGTAGCAGTAATTCCATTCAAACAGGAACCGACTTACGAAGAAATAGAAAATGAAGTAGCATTCTATCTTAATGAAAACTTAATGAAGGTAGAGGCTAATGATTTTTTTAGAACAGATAGATACTCTATTACCTATGAAGAACTTACAGTATAGGAGTAGCATTGAATATATCACAACAAGTAGAAGTAATACAAGGACTACAAGTACCAGAAGAAACTAAACAAAGAATGGATTGTCCATTCTGCCATAACACAAATACATTATTGATAGATACAACTGATGATAAAATTAGTTGGTATTGTTTTCATGCCTCATGTTCTGCTAAGGGTAGACATCAAGGAGATAAGACTATACGATATGTAAATAAAACATTTTCCAAACAAGAAACTTCAGGCGAGCCTAAAAAATTTTTAGTGCCAGATAGTTTTAAATCTCCATACTCAAATGAAAAAGCAATGAAGTATCTCCAACAAAATAATTGTTGGGATTCATTCTCTATGAACAGAGCAGATATTAAATATGATGTAGCACAAGAAAGAGTTGTGTTTATGATTAAGAATAAATACTCAGATGAATATGTTGGTGCAGTAGGTAGAGCATTAGATAAATCTGTATATCCTAAATGGTTTATGTATGGTAGTAAAAGTGTTCCATTTATTTGTGGTCAATGTGATGATGCAGTTATAGTTGAAGATTGTCCATCTGCCTGTGCAGTATCTGGAGTCTTGACAGGTATAGCTATCATGGGAACATCATTAGCTAATACACATCTTGCACATATCATGCAGTTTAAAACTATTCATGTAGCACTTGACCGAGACGCTACAACTAAATCATTTGCTATTGTAAAAGAATTAAGAGGAAAAGGATTTGATAATGTTAAGGTTAAACACTTGACAGAAGACTTAAAATATTATAATAGCGAACAGATAAGAAATATATTTTATGGAGAACAAAATGACAGATAGACCACACCCAGACAATCCTAACTCAGAAGACTTTGATGCAGGAAAATATGTAAAGATGAACAGCGTTGAAGAAGAAAATAAAAAACTAAAAGTTGAAATAGAAAGACTTAAAAGTTTATTGCATGGCTCTAGTTTAGATTTAAAACAAGCAGAAGAAGTCAGATTAAAACTAGCAAAAGAAATTGATAGATTATCTGAGATAGTTGATTACTTAAATGATAGAATAAGAAAATTTAATAACGGCATATGAAAGGAAACACGATGGAAAAACAGCTAATTAAAATGATGCTCAATAAAAAGTTTTATAATGAGTATAAGGGAGTTATATCTCGTAGTATATTTGAGGGTGAACTTGGTTCATTCTTTGAGTCACTACAGAAAGCACATAAAGATTATGATGGCGATTTAAAAGTTGATGATGTATACACTTTGCATGTAGGTAAATTTAATCCTGCATTAACTAGAACTGCTAAAGAAAAGTTTGAAGAACTTGTAACTGAAATAAAACAAGTCACAGACCCAACACCTGCTATAGCAAAAGATATAGCAAACATAATGGTGGATAGAGAAACTGCTCAGAAAATTGCCATTGAAGCTACAGAAATATTTAATGGTAAGCCTGCAAACTTTAGTGAGATTTCAAAAATAATTGAAGGTCATAAAAAAAATTTGCCAGATGAAGATATAAAACCTGTAACAAATGATATAGGAAAAGTCATTGAGCAGTTGTCAGTAACTACTAAATGGAAATTTAATATACCTGTACTATCAGAAAAAGTTGGTGGAATCGGCCCAGGCAATTTAATGATTGCATTTGCTAGACCAGAGACAGGTAAGACTGCTTTCTGGGTTAGTTTAGTTTCAGCACCAGATGGTTTTGCATGGCAAGGTGCAAATGTACATGCATTTATAAATGAGGAACCTGCAGTAAGAACTCAAATGAGAACTATATCTTGTTCAACTGGATATACTAGAGACGATATACCAGACAATATGAAAGAAGTACATTTTACATGGTCAAAAGTAAGAGACAATATAAAATTATTTGATGTAGTTGATTGGACATTAGATGACATAGATGCTCACTGTGAAAAGCATAAACCAGATGTTGTAGTAATTGACCAACTAGATAAAGTAAATTTAGATGGTAAGTTTTCTAGGTCAGATGAAAAGCTACGAGCAATTTATACAGGTGCAAGAGAGTTAGCTAAGCGTAGAAACTGTGCTGTCATAGCAATATCTCAAGCATCTGCTGAGGCACATAATAGAAATAGTATATCGTTTGATATGATGGAAAATTCTAAAACTGGAAAAGCTGCTGAAGCTGATTTAATTATTGGTATAGGTAGAAATCAAAGTTTAGATGAAGCAAACACAAATAGAACTTTGTGTATAAGTAAAAATAAAATAACAGGCTATCATGGTGAACCTAGCTGTGTTATTAGAAGGGATATAAGTAGGTACGAAGGATGATTACAATAGTAGATGTAGAAACAACTTTTCAAAAAAATAAAAACAATGGGTTTGACCCATCACCATTTCATGCTAACAATAAATTAGTTAGTGTTGGATTAGATTCTAAATATGGTTTGGAATATTATTTTACACACCATTCAGAAAAAGTTAGCAGAGGTGGTGTAGCTAGAATACAAGAAGTATTAGATGAAACTACATTATTGGTAGGTCATAATTTAAAATTTGATTTGATGTGGTTACTAGAATCTGGATTTAAGTATACAGGAAAAGTATATGATACTATGATTGGTGAATATATTTTAAATAGAGGTATTAGAAAATCTTTAACACTTCAGATGTGCTGTCAGCGTAGAAAAATAGGTATGAAAGATGATAGGATAAAAGATTTTATGGATAGAGGTATATCTTTTGATAACATACCTTCTGATTTAGTAGAAGAATATGGTAGAAATGATGTTGCTATTACTAGAAGACTATTTGATTCTCAAATGGCAGACTTTAGATTACCTGCTAATAAAAATTTAATTAAAACTGCTAAGACTATGGGCGAGTTTCTTGTAGTACTAAGTGATATGGAACGAAATGGTATTTATGTAGACTTAAATGTATTAGAAAAAGTTAATGCAGAATACAAAGCAGAAAAAGAATATCTAAGTCAGAAGATAAATAAAATTGTATACAATAAAATGGGTGATACTGAAATTACTTTATCGAGTCCAGAACAGTTATCATGGTTAATCTATTCTAGAAAACCTGTAGATAAAAAAGAATGGTCTAAGATATTTAATATAGGTGTTGATAAAACTACAGGTAAAAATAAAAGAAGACCACAAATGTCTAGAATACAGTTTAGAAAAACTGTTCAAGCTAATACTGTACCTGTATATAAAACAACAGCTAGCAAGTGTACTGATTGTAATGGTAAAGGTGTTATAAAAAAAATAAAAAAAGATGGAACACCATTTAAAAAATATCCTAAATGTACTGAATGTAAAGGTAGTGGATTTGTTTATCATAGCATGGCTAAACTTGCAGGATTTAACCAGATACCTAAAAGTGTTTATGATGTATCTGAGTCTGGGTTTAGATCAGATAAGATTACTTTAAATAAATTAGCAGCTGAATCTGAAGGAGAGTTAAAAGATTTTTTAGATTCTATTGTTAGATATAATGCAGTAGATACTTATCTATCTACATTTATTGATGGCATGAAAGAGCATACAGATGATCATGGAATGTTACACCCAAAATTTATGCAAGCTGTAACAGCAACAGGAAGATTATCAAGTCGTGATCCTAACTTTCAAAACCAACCTAGAGGAACTACATTTCCAA